CCCACACTGTCTGTGATAGATTTTCAAGTCCCCATAGCTTAACCTGCTTCTCTAACGTCTTCGATCCTGCGATTAGATTGGGGTTCATATAAGCATCGTAGTTGCCACGAAGCGTATCTATTGACAGGTTTTTAAATATCTTCTTGCCGTCTTCACCTAATACACGTTCACCTAGCTTAGGAGGCGCCCAATCTTGGTACATATTTATATACATCGTAATTGCTTCATTGATATCTCGCGTCAATCTACTGACCCATAATCCAAATCTAGTCTCAGATCTCTCAGTAACCAGCATATCTCTTGTAGCTGTAGCAGATGACTGCCTCTCGCTTGATAAGAAATACGATGCAGCACCTGTAAGTTTTTCTAACACCTCAAATAAAATCCGTATGTCCTGTTCTGCCCAAGCCATACTTCTTGACAGATTGGGGAAATATACACTTTCAGAAGGCTTGCCATCAACTGGATATGATACACCTGGCTCAAGATCATATACTTGAGAAGTGTATCCTTCATCAGGATTATGAAATCCGAATGGGCAGTTCTCTACATATTGAAAATCTGACTTCTGATTGAATACATTATTGAATGCATTGACAATAGGTGCAATCAAGCGAGGTAAGGACTTGCCTAGTATAAATCCAGGTCTTCTTATGAATGCGCTTCCCACAAATGGATACTTGCCTGAACGTGTTATCTTACGCAATGGCTTGCCTGACAAGAACGTTTCAGTAACCGGCTCTACAATAAATCTATATCTCTCTCTGCGCTTACCTTTTTTATACCATCCATACCATGCATTAAGTGCAAGCGGAAATGCTGATACTTCAGTATCTGATATATCTGCTATTCCAAGTTGGCTGGCCTTTTCATCGGTTAGCGTTTCTTTAAGTTTCTCTACGCATGCATCTTTTATCTTGTCAACCATCTTCTGATCGACATTAACAAATATGCCACGCTTACCATAGTCAAGTAAGTCTGATCCACTCATACGACGCAAGTGAACAAACTGTTTTAAATCCTGTACATTCTTGCCGAATTTAGGTAAAAGCATGTCCTGTAATGGATTAGCTATATTTTCCATTACACCACGCTCAAATCGCATCTTTTCGGTCTTTATAGTAAATCCACCTGTTTTATTAGGCACGCGCTTATCAACCCAGTCATACCAAACTTTCCACCAGATATGGAATATTGAGAACCCAAATGTAATGCGGTTATGAATATAGTCGTCAACCTCAGGTTCAATATTGCCTTCATTAGGACCAATCGCCCACTTAGTAAACTTCTGAAGATTGTCTTTATTATCTACATCATTTTGCTCAGTCGCTTTGTAATGTATAGTATCAGGATTATAACAGGTAGAAAGTAATGTAGCTTGGTAGGTATCACAAACAGCGGGACACAACCCCAAATTCTTATCTGACTGCCATCCTTTTTTATCTAAATTCTCTAATACAGATGGCTTTTCGTTCTCGTAATGTTGAAGATCTAGCTTAGCTTTTTCTAATGCGTCATCCATAACCTTTTGATTGGATTTAGCATCTTGCATTACCATTTCGACGATCTTCTTCTGTTCATCTGGCCCAAATGTATCTGTCTCAAGTTCGGGCTCAACACGCTTGATATGACGCTCTGACCTATTGAGTGGATTTAGCTTGCTCATGTATTTTTCTCCCTAGCTCTTGCGCTTTCATTCTAGTGTCAGCCAATTTGTCTTTAGCCTCTTCTGGACCAACAATATCCTTTCTAGCTTCTTCTCTGCTATCATAAACATGTGCCTTCTTGAATGGCTTGAACCTCTTTATCTCTTTCTTGCCCATTTCTCTCCTCTTATACTTTTTTTGCGATTTTGTTCTTGCCGTATGCATAATAAAAAAACCCAGATGACTTATTAGGTCAATCTGGGCATCTAGTGCCTCTATCTACTAATGAATTACTAAAACCTGCTAATTTAGTAATTGACGCTCTATAGGCGTTCTATGTTTCCAATCGATTCAGTGTTTTACACTTAGGACATTCTATCTCTACCGTGAAATCTGAAAAATCAGCATGCTCATACTTAAATAACAACTTATGGCAAAACTTACAGCGGTAGTCTGTCATCGCCTACCCTTAAACTTGCCAAACATCCCTCCACCCTTACCGTTGCCACCGCCCTTTCCTGGGATGTGTATGCGTCCCTTTTTCCGTGCAGTAGCTATCTCCATCATAGTTATACGCTTGTCTATTTCTCTGCGTATTATGCCTAAGGCTATATGTAGCTCAGTGGCAGGAAGTTCACCTATGAAGAATTGCCTCTCAGAATTTCCTTCAATGCCTTTTCCCCATTTCACAGCCGCAATTATTTCTGTAATCTCTATGAAATTATCGGGATTATCGGTATAGCGTTTTAGCCTCTCTTCCCTGATTTGCTCTGGCGTCTTTTTTTGGTCTGTCTGCGCTGCGCTGTCCTGTGTCTTTTCCTCTTGCATGGCATTACTCCTTCTCCCTTTGCTTGTACTGACTAAACCTGATACACTTATTGCACATTGCACCCTTATTGGCACAATCCTTCAGGCACATACCTATCTTATAGTTGCTACGTGATTTAGCACTCATCAATACACTTTCCTTGGTTGTGGCGTAAATACCTTGCCACCTTCTGCATATTTTGGATTAGACATTAAGCCATACCTGACTAAATCGCAAAAATCTTTGTATTTATCCATTGGCTTCACATTATCCTTGACATCGCCATCTGTGGCCAAGATGTCTTTTCTGCTGTAGCGAGACATATGGCGGATCGTATTCTCGCAGTTCTCTGTGATAAACAGGTTCGGCTGAACCACAATCTCGTCATCTTTAATTTCATAATGTATGTATTCCCTTACTTTGAGGTGGCCTGCTTCAATTGTATCTATGCCATCTACGAATTTCAGTCCTCTTTTCTTTAGCTCGTTCTTTGGAGTAGTTTTTGACTGCCCGCCCTGACGCTCTGCTAGTCGTTCTGTCTTGTTCCCATAGTTAGGGTCGATAATTCTACGATAAGTGTTTCTAGCGCCGATTTCAGCTAAATTCGCCTCTTTCTCATTGATAATGCCTACATATTCATCGTAGGTCTTGTCATCAAACAGCATTTCATTGAAGTTCTGATTAGGGTATTCATCAAAGATGTAACATGTTCCGGTCTTATGAATAGCCATCCAGCACATTGCCCAGGGCTTTCTATCATGCGGATCAAGTATGAAATATATACAGCACTCACTTAATGGCACATGCTCAAATGGGATAACGTGCACATTCGTGCTGAACTTCATATAAATCTTGCCAGCCAGGTTAATCGGCACGCCATAAATACGAGACATTATCTCTTGAGAAGTCATCAACGATGCCTCTTTCTGTGTCCTGGACTGATCTATGTATGGATTTTCAGTAGTCCAAAATAGGAAGAATTGCATCCCATTCTTCTCAACTATGCGTGGCAACTCTTTATCGGCCAAGGGTGCATATTCGCTTTTGATAACTGTGTGATTTTCAAAGATCTCGTGAACCAAATCTGTAACCCCATTGATGCTAGTCATAGTAATGATCATTTCGCCGTTTCTATCAATCAAGCGCATCCGTTGTTCGCGGTAGATATCGTATGGTGGCTCTTCATCATTCCATATTATATCTATATCGTCGCCCTGAAAAGCCTCTCGCCCTTGATCGTAAGACTTGAATATATATAATGTCCCGTTCTTTAAGACTAGCTTTCTATTTCTGAATCCGTTGATTTCGTCATAGTAGCCGTACTTGATTTGATCTTTTGGCACAAGTTCCCATACTTTGCGCTGTTGAATGCTAACACTGTCTGCGAATGTTTCAGCTACACACCAAATTCGTAGCTTCTTTTTAAGTCCTTTATCCAGGACATATTCAGCACCTTCTTCTGTCTTGCCTGATCTATTCCCGCCAAATATGCCCTTTACTGTTCCCGCTGCGTTATGAAATAACTTTTGCAAAGGCAAGTGGTTAAAGAATTCAAGCGGGTTTATCTTCTTTCGCTTGGCTATCACTTCCTGGAGTTCCAAGAAGCGCCTTGCCTGCTGCTCTTGCTGCTTTAATAAGGTCGGCACTAGATAATTCCTTATATTTTTCTAATATTGGATCGGCTAGTCCGTGATCAATCTCATGCTTATCTTTCCATAAATCAGGACGTCTGCTTTTAAGCCAAAATATCTGAGCGGTTACATCAGGTTTAGCAAATGTCTCGTAAACCTCTTTCTTTTTGCCATGACGATCAAATGTCTTTTTTGAGCTTAGCTTAAATCCACCTAAAGCATTTTGAAGCAAGGCATTAGCCACTTTTTCATCTGTTACAGCCTTGCCTTTTTTTAAGGCCTCTAAAAATTCAGGCTTATCTTTGTAAGTGTTTAATGTAGCTACACTTATACCTAAAATGTGAGCGATTTCTGTATCAACAAAACCCATTCCAGCTATGCGCTCAACCTGCTTGAGATCAATAGTATCTATTTTTGAAGGTCTTCCAACTTTAGCCATTTTCTACCATCACTTTTAAGCTACGATTAAGTTCAACAACCGTAGTCTTGTCGTTCTTTAATTGTTGTAAATGCGAGTCAGCTTTACACTTAGCTACAATTGCTTGAGATATTTCCTGGTTGATTTGCACCAAAAGCGTGCCGTTCTGTGCGATAATTCTTAAAGCTGCATCTACTTGAAGCGTCTGAATTTCTTCTGGGGTAAGCGTGGGAATAACATATTTTGGATCTGCCATATTAAATCAACCCCTTAAATAAAAAACGGCCCGACCAAATAGCACAGGGGTGGAACCGACTGCTATCTGACCAGACCGCTTTAGATTTATCAAATAATTATTCATTACACTATCAAATATATCCTAAAATTTCGGTTTGTCAAGGGGTAGAGGGCGTAATTTACGCTTTTACCCTTATCAGTTTATTCTCTATTAAGTAAATAAGCATCTTAGCTCTAGCATTGGCTTCAATAGTTGATATTGTTTCCATTACACCCATTCCTGTTGTATCAAAAGTTGACCAAACATAATCTGTATCAGATCTTTTGCTTTTTCTTATTGTCCTATAACCCCTAGGCAACATCTCCCCTAACTCTGCTACGGTGAAGGCGGAAATATATTGAAGTTGTCTTTGCG